AACTACTTATCGACCTTTAATAAAGATAGTTAGTCAACAAACAGGAAATGAAAAGGTTTATAAAGTTTCAGACTTATTTGGAAATAATTTTAACGAGAGGTTTTATATGTTAGTAACAGTATTCGTGACTGCTGGCGCAGACCCCTCTAATGAAAACTTAGCGATAGGAAAAGTTTTATTAGGTGATGATGATTTTCCTTATGGTTTTTATGATATGAGTATCTATGAAAGCACCGAAACAAGCGATGCAAACTTATCAATTGCTGATGCTATACACCCGCCAATTTATAAAGGTATTATGAATGTAACAACAAACAAAAAATTTAAAAGCACATATTACACACAATATGTTTCTAATGATAGTGACACCGATAGCACATATATCACAAACACCCAAAGCGATTAATTATGAATTTAGACTTAATAAAATTATCACATTATAATATACCACATCTAGTTGAGAAACATAATCAAGATTGGGTAAGTTTTGGTGAAGACAATCTATATCCAAACTATCTATTAGACCTATTTTTAGGAAGTGCTATCAATGGTGCTTTAATTAAGTCAATAGGTGCTATGATATATGGTGAGGGTTTGGCTGCTACTAATGCTGATGATAATACAGACACAAAAGAATCATATTTACGATTAACAGAACTTTTAGAAAATTCTGATGATGATGTGCTAAAAGACCTAGCTATGGACTTAAAGCTATTCGGGGGGTGTTATGTGAACGTAATTTGGAGTCGCGACAGAAGCCGTATAGCTAAACTAAGACACATACCTGCACAATACATTAGAAGTGGAAAAATGATTGATGGTGAAATAGACACATATTATTATTCTGCTGATTGGTCTAAATGGAAAAAAGGCGAATACAGACCTAGACCTTATCCTGCTTTTAATACAGAAGATAGAACACAAGCAAGTCAAATCTTAATGATTAGAGATAAAAACCCTGCTTTATTTTATGGCTTTGCACCTGATTATGTTGCCTCTACTGATTATATTCAGCTTGACCTTGAAATTGCTCAATTTCATTTGTCTAATATCTCAAATGGTATGTTTCCATCTATGGCTATTAATTTTGCAAATGGTGTACCTACAGAAGAAGAAAGAAGAACTATTGAAAGACAAATTAATCAAAAGTTTACTTCTAGTGGTAATGCAGGAAAAATACTAATTACTTTTAATGATGGGAAAGAATCAGCACCAGAAATAGTACCAATAGATAGTAATGGTGCTTCTGAGAAATACCAATTTTTGTCAACAGAAGTTGTAAATAAAGTATTATCAGGGCATCGAGTTACAAGTCCTTTATTATTTGGAATACGTGCTGAGGGTGGTGGATTAGGTTCAAATGCCGATGAGTTGCGTGATTCTTATAGTTTATTTAACAATACAGTTATAATACCTTTTCAAAACGTGCTTTTAAAGGGTTTAAACAAGATATTTAAAGTAAACGATATAAACCTTGATTTGTACTTTAAAACGCTTAAACCTGCTGATTTCATTGATTTGGAAGTTACTAAAACACAAAGTGAAGAAGACCAAGAGAAAGAGGGTGTATCACAAGAAGATATAGATACTGATAATTTAAAGCAAGAATTTAAAGACCTACAAGATATAGATACAAGTCCAACACAAGGAATGATTGATGAAGCTAAAAAGGGTTTGGAATGGAGAAAAGAATATGGTCGAGGTGGTACACAAATTGCAGTTGCAAGAGCAAGGAACATTACAAATGGTGATAATCTTTCGTTTGATACTATTAAAAGAATGAATAGTTTTTTTGCAAGGCATGAAGTAGATAAAAAAGCAGAGGGTTTTGAAATTGGTGAAGATGGTTTTCCGAGTGCAGGGCGTATAGCTTGGGCGTTGTGGGGTGGTGATGCAGGACAATCTTGGGCAAAAAAAAAAGTTAAGGAAATAGAAGGTGTAAGAGATGATTTGTCTGATGAA